CGGAATACTATATTTTGAGCCATCGGTTTTTAATAATTTAACCCAATATGGCTTGGTCAGCCTAAGTCCGGGGAGGACAAGACAAAGGTAAGAAAATTATGGCAATTTCACATCAACCCATTTGCCCCGATTCGTCTTTTTTACATGACCGATGACCTTTCCGGTATCGTCAATAACGGCACGAATCAAGCCTCGTCTGTATTGTCTATTAACGCTCGCCATAAGTGAATGCTGTTAGTGCGATTCCGCAAATAACTCCAATTAAAAATATTAGTACCATCATACCTTAACGCTTTTTTGTTTTAAATGTAATTCGTATTTCCATGCGTTGATTGTCGATGCGTACTCTTCAATTGGCATTCGTTCAAGCATTTTAATTTCGGTTATCGAACCGTTGCAAGCCATGCGATGTAATAAATTAACTTCAGTTACGCAGGTTGAGAACTCATCAGCCCAGTTTCGGCTAAGGGAAAGATACTCTTGCTTGGGTCGCTCGACTCCATCAAACTCCTTTGAAGGATAAGCGAACGGATATAGGCGTCTGAGATGTCCGATAAGTCCATTGTATAACGCACTGCCAACTGAATAAAAAAAAACCGGGCTTCTTCATCCTGCTTCCATAATTCGATTTTTTTTCGTTGCATTTTCGGGTCGAAATCGAGCGGTTCTTCGTCGGGATGAATCACAAATACACATGCTAAATCTTGCAGTAATGATTCGTCCGGAATGTCGTTGATTCGTCTTTGTAGTTGGTCGAACTTTGCAAATCCATCGACTATCTTTCCAGCGTTTAAGTCTTGCTTAATCTCTTCAAACGCTTGAACTAATCGCTCTGGATTCAATCCCATCGATGCCCTACGAACAGCAAGGTCAGCAGGGATAACACGATTGGCTGGAATATCTCCCCATGTTTCGAATGAACGCCACTCTATGCCGTTTGAATCAGTGTAAATGTTTTTTAGGTTGCTCATATCTTCTCTAAATAAACTGAAATTTGTCCGAGTTCCTCAAAGGGCATTTTAACCTCATAATTAACTGAAATAACTTTATAAAAACTGCCACGAATCGAAAACTCCGAACCGATTTGAGGAACGCCCAGAAGCATGATATTAATATCTTCCTGTTCGTATTCGGGTAGGACTAATCGGACTTTGGTCATATCGATGTAAAGTTACCCTTTTTAGCAAATCTATCCAAAAACTGCCGATGGAATGTCCATAGGTAATATTCGGCACAATCGAATAGGTGACCAGTTAGTGCGTCCGGTGCTTTTTTGCCCGAATCATCTGCCCGTTGCATTAACTCCATGTCTTGAATCAGGTACTTGCAGGTATCAGATATTATCAAATTGCCATGTTTTGACAACATTGAATTAAGTAGCACGATATAATCCACACTCAGCGGATTAGCCGAAAGCAATCGTATCTGAGCCTCACTTACACCCAGTTCACCTTTGATTATTTTCCAATTGCTGAGCCCCTTGCTTATTGTTGTCCTGTTCCGCCCCGATGCGTCACCAGTCAATATCAGTCTATGTTGGTTCGGGTACTTTGCTTTGATTCTTTGGCATAGTTCGGTGACATCCGAATTGATTATCCTTTCCTCACCGATGATTCTGATACGCTTACGGTCAGGCGTGTGCTGAGCATAGATACAAGTCATTGGACTAACATTAAAGTCAAACGAAATGTAGATAGGTAGGTTCGGGTCTTCCTCAACCTTGCCGACATGAACTGAGCGGGTGAACGAATAAGCGTAGATTGACGATTGTGCTGTAATGAGATGGGCTAATACTTCACGCTTGAATGTTTGAGGGTCAAGAGTGGCTTCTAATTGCTCAATGTAGCCCGGTGGTAAGTTGTGTTGATTGACATAACTTTCAGCCTGAACTATTGCAATTCGATTTGATTCGATTTGGCTGGATTCCTTTAGTTCAAGGTAATATTTTACATTATCAGGTGGAGTTGTTGCGGTTAGGATTTTGTGGGTTAGGTTCAATCCTTTGAAAGTCTGACCACGCATCCTTGCCCGGAGTTTACCCAGTGCGAACTCAAAATTCCGCACATCCCTCGTTTCATCGACTACTATCCAATCCCATTCCGACCCGTTTACGGTATTGTAATTCTCCAAACTTGTTAGCACCGCATAACTACCCCAGCGAAAAGTAATAACATTCTCCGAACCGATACGGGAATATGGCTTAACGCCTTTCATTTGCCTGTTAACGATGTAATCCCGTTCGGGTTGAAGTCCTGCCCGTTGCCATGCCGATTCGATACCGGGTAGCGTGGCAGTCTTCATCATGGGTACGGTTGGGGCACAGATTAACCCTCGGCTATTCGGTACGGAAAGGAATGGTATCGAAGCCATCCCGAGCATGAATGTTTTACCTACGCCAACACCAGTAACCATGTGAACTTCCTTAGCCTCGGAATGATGGAGTAGATAGTAGGCTTGTTGTTGGGCTTCGTTGAGTTCGGTCATTCGATTGTTTCCAACCAAGCATCAACCGAACTGAAACGAGCGTATAAATTGCCCCGACCTTTTGACATCATTTCGGTAGTTTCATCCAGTCGGTTGTGCCGTGTAACAACGATTTGAACGGTGTCGAAATGCTCCATTAGTTCGGCTGTTTTCGCTTCCAGAACTTTTTGCAATTGGATTGCTTCGGCTTCGGTCATTGGTTGAGTTTATCAATAGCCTCCTTCGATATATTTACGGTTATTTGGGGCGGTTGGTATTGTTCGGCTTGAGTAGATTCAGTTTCAAGTTTATCTCCGTAATATTTCGGGGCTTTTTTGCTCGCGCGCCACTTGTAAAATTGAGCCAATTCGCGCGCTCTGGTAACTTCCGCCATTGTTCCCTCTGATTCGATTAGAACCTGTTCCGCTCGGTCTGAATCCATGTCGGCTGATTGCTGTCTGGCTTGCTTGATTTGTGCGGAATGTTCGGGTTCATGAAGGAAATCGAATAAAACCGTTAAACTCATCCCGTATTTACTCGCCATTGCCCGATAGGAAAGACCCTGAAAAATATCCTCTAAAACGGTTTCAAGTGCTGGTCGGGGTATTTTGCTATTTGCCCCTCCCGGATGTTTGACCGCTTCGGGTGCGGTCAACCCTACTGGCTTAACTGGTTGTCTTTTTGCCATTTGATTCAATGCTGAATTTCGCAAATATACGAAATTACTTTGATTTTATGTAACTTATCTGCCTGAGTTCCGTTTAACTTTGCAAATGCGAATCGAAATTGATATAAACCCGATGGGTGCTGTGCGAACAACACAGAAGGGAAAGTACACAGACGAACGGTATCACAAATATGCACGGTACAAGACTGCTGTAATGATGTTTCTTCGTGGTTTTGGCGTTCGGGAGTGCCCGGAATCGTTTCGCATTCAGTTCGTTATGCCTTATCCGATAAGTTACACCCAGAAGCAGTGCCGGGAAATTGAGGGCACTCCGCACAGGTACAAGCCCGATATTGACAACATGGTGAAGGGTTTTATGGATTGCTTCGGGAAGGACGATTCGGGAGTTCATACGATTCAGGCTCAGAAGATTTGGGGCTATGAGGGCAAGATTATTTTGGAATTTGAGTAAATAAATACGATATTTGTACTGCCAATTGTGGCTATTCGTCTGCAAGCGAATACAAAAGATTTCCTTCATTGGAAACCAAACCCCTTGGAATAGATGACTTGCAGCATTTGTTCCGGGGGTTTTTAATTTTAGGTAAGTTATGGAAGATTTTGCTAATGAATTAAGAACGGAAGTTCAATCAAAATGCGACAAACTTGTAAAAGAGTTTGGTAAAGGTCGTGAAACTCAGGATATTCTTTGTTTGTATGAATATCAGGATTTGGATTATAATTATTCAACTCTTAAGGTTTCTATGGTAGAAAATAAAGAAAACGAGGCTTTGTTGTATGAATTATTAGGTAGGTTAAGTAATGAAAATATTGTTCTTGATTCATCTGAGAGAAAGTCATATCAATTAATGCGTGAAACTTTATTTTTATGATAGAATCTAAATCATTCGTAATGGTCAATCTGGCTTTGATGAAGGAACTCAATGTTTCCTTCGTCGAGGCTGGATTACTCGAAAGGATTAGATACTTTAGCGAGTATGACCCAAACGGTTCAGGCTGGTGCTATGTAGGTAAATTAAGACTTGCTGATGAGTTCGGTATGAGTAAGGTCGGTTTATTAAAAGCGATTCAGAGGCTTATTGAGCGTAAATTACTGATTAAGAACGAACAAGGCTGGTTAATGGTCAATCCAAAGGGGTTAACTAAGTTAACTGGTCAACTAAGTTTACCGGTTAACAAAGTTTCCGTTAGGGGTAAACAAAGTTTACCCAATAATATATTAAAAGAAGATATACATAATGTAGATAGTTATTCTATAATGTTATTGGGTAAACAAAGTTTACTCCCTGATGAACAAAGTTTACCAGCAAAAATCAAACCTGCAAAGATTAAACTGACTGACGAAGAGTTTATTCAACAAAGACTGGCTGAGGGAAAAAAACCTCTACTTGCCATTGATTGTGAATTTACATACCTGACTGAAAAGGAATACAGGAAACTACTTGAAAGGTACATCCACAAGCAAATATTAGACGAAATGATTTTGATTTACGATAGTTGGAAACAAAACCACAGAAAGGGCGTTCAAGCCAATAAAAGCGATTACAGGGGATTGATTGCTGGATGGGCATACGAAAGGGCGGTTAAAGTATTACAAGCCCGCCAAAGCCCTGCGGTTGACAAACTTCGTAAACAAGAAGCAATGAAGGCAGAAATTCAAAAAAACATGGGAGGGATAATTTATGAGCAATAGAGGCAGGAAACAGAAACAGGAAATTCAACCCCTGACCGAATCGGCATTTCAGGGCAAATTACCACCGTTTAACACAGAGGCGGAGGAAAGCGTCCTTTATGCCCTCCTGTACGACCGTAACTCAGTAAGTGGGGTAATTGCCTCAGTACAACCGGATTGGTTTTACAGCGAGGCTAATTCTGCCATTTTTCAGGCTTGCTTCGATGTTTTTCAATCCGGTCAAGCAGTCGATACGATTTCAGTCATTTCGCAATTGAAAAAATTGGAGAAACTTGAAATTGCTGGTGGAATGATTCGCTTGATTGAAATTGGGCAGAAGTTTAGCGGTGAAATCAACTACGAATACAACGGCAAGTTAATCCATGAGTGCTACATTCAAAGGGAACTGATACGGATTAGTCATAAGACAATTACGATGGCTTACGACCCGGTTAATGACGCCTTCGATACGATGGATTATCAGCAGGGAGAAGTTTTCCGAGTTATGGAAAGCCTGTATAAAAAACAAGCCGTTTCCATCCTGAATTTGACCTACTCGAATATTGATGAATTGAAGCGTAGAATGAACTGCCAGACTGGATTGACTGGAATTGATACGGGTTTTCATCAGTTGAATAATTTACTCTCAGGCTGGCAGAATCAGAACCTTATCGTAGTGGGTGCAAGACCGGGTATGGGAAAAACCGCACTCGCTTTGTACTTTGCAATCAGTTCGGCTAAATCAGGCTTTCCGGTTGCTTTTTTCAGTTTAGAAATGGGTGCATCAGAATTAACTTTCCGATTAGAATCAATGGAATCAGGAGTTGAGGGTGAAAAAATCAGGTCGGGCAATATTACTCAGACCGAGTTTGATAGGTTTCAGGAATCAGCACTTGGTATAAAAGATTTACCCATTTACATTGACGATTCTCCGCAGGTTTCGGTCTTTGAACTCAGGGCAAAAGTCAGGCGTATGGTTCATGAATTTGGGATTAAAATAGTCATGATTGACTACCTTCAATTAATGACAGCAGGCAGTAATTTTAGCGGAAACCGAGAGCAGGAAATCAGCACGATAAGCCGAAACTTGAAAGCCATAGCGAAGGAATGCAATATACCTGTGATGGTCTTATCTCAGTTGAATCGAGCAGTTGAAAGCCGAGGTAAGGGTAATTCAATTCCGAACCTGTCCGATTTGCGTGAATCCGGTGCAATTGAACAAGATGCGGATATTGTGATATTTCCACACCGCCCTGAATACTACAAAGAGGAACTTATGTCGGATGGATTTACCAACTCAACCGATATGGCTGAGATTCATGTCAGCAAGCACCGGAACGGGCGTATCGGGGCAATTATGACCAAGTTTGAAAAGGCGTACACTCGATTCGCCCCGTATGTTATGTATTCGCATCAGGCACAGCCAGCACCGGAAAGAAATATTTTGCAAATATTGAAACCTTCTGACAGGTTTGGCGTTAAAACAGATGAATCAGCACCATTTTAACTTTTAATATAAAAAACGAATTATGACACACTGGAAACAACTCACAAACCCGGACTACTTCGGAAGTCACGACCTGTTCGAATCGGACAATCAGTATCGGGAGATTATCGTAACGCTCGTTACGGTTGAAAAAAAAGCCGTACCGGGTGCCGATGGAAAGAAGTCGGACTGCATCGTAGCGACTACGAAAGAAACGAAGCCGATTATCCTGAACAAGACGAACTGCAAAACGATAACGAGGTTGCTCGGAACTCCTGCAATTGAGGCTTGGTCGGGCAAGCAAATTAAGATTGGAGTTGATAAAGTCAAGGCGTTTGGGGATGTAACTGATGCGTTACGGGTTCGTAATGAGAAGGTAAGTCAAAAAGCACCTCAGGACTATTCAAAGCAATTGGAGGCAATCCGAACCGCACCTGACTTGGCGACATTGCAAACGCTTTGGAAGGGTCTGGATAGCGAAGGTCAAACGGCATGTTTGGCGGTTAAGGATTCACGCAAATTAGAGTTAAGCAAATGAGAACAATACCAGCACAAGTAAAAGCACCGGAAGGGTGCACTGACTTATTTACTCCGGGCAAAGTCTATGATGTATTAGGCTTGTCTAATCCGCTTCCACATCCCGGATATGGTTGGGGCTTCGCAGTCATATCGGACAATGGCATGTACTGCCAAACCTATGAGCATAAATCGGAAAAACTGAACAATTTAACTTGGGAAATAACTGAAACAAAAAAAATATGATAGAGCATCAAGTTGAACAAGGCACGCCCGATTGGCATAAGTTGCGAATCGGAAAAATTACCAGCAGTCGTGTCGCTGGCATCATGAAGTCGGACAACCTGAAAGTCGTTGACGAACTCATTTATGAACGAGTATGTCCAGATATGGCAGTCTGGGACGAAGTCGATGGATTCGTTTCTGAGGCTATGCAATGGGGAACAGACCATGAGGCGGAGGCATCTGAGGCTTATACGAAAATTACCGGTCACGAATTAGAACAGGTTGGATTCTGTACACACGACACACTCGAATACCTTGCAATGTCACCAGACCGATTAACCCCAGACAGGACAGGTGGTATTGAGGTAAAATGCCCTAACACAAAGACCCACATCAGGACTATTCGCATGGGTGGCTTGCCGAATGATTATAAGTATCAGGTGTACCAATATTTCCTCGTTAATGAGAAGTTGCAATGGCTTGATTTCGTAAGTTACGACCCGAGATTCACGCCCAGACCGCTATACATCCACCGAATTGAGCGGAATGATATAATTGACGAGTTGAATACATTGGAGGCTGAGGTCGTCAAATTTTGGGCTAAATTTGAGAAATATTATAACCAAGTAACATTTTAACATTATGCAAATAACAGGACAAGTTAAGAAAGTGCATCCAATCGAATCGGTTGGGGCTAATGGATTCCAGAAAAGAAGAATCTGGATTGAAACGGAGCAGGACAGTAAGTATCCGCAGTTGGTTGAGGCAGTATGCGAAGGAAAGAAGGTAGGCGTTGCAGATGGTATTAATGAGGGTGATGTTGTCGAAATCGAAGCGAACCTGAACGGAAGAGAATACAATGACAAGGTGTTCAATACTATTTCTGTCTGGAGGGTAACGGTTAAGGTCAAAGCGAATGTAAGCCAGCCAGCACCGATTCAGACCCAACCTAACTCGGCTACGGATGAACCGCTCCCCTTTTAACCTACTCTCTGAACTCGCAATGGAATCCAACGCTGTTATCGCAAATCTCAATCTAACCTTTCAGCGTCATTCCGAATCGAATCGCACATCGGTAAGCCTTAACGGGCTTCCGGTGGCGATAATC